AGCCTGCTAGAGGTATACAGAAATTTATCAATAGAATCACAGTAACAAGAACAGGTGGAATTTCATCTGGCGGATTTATTCAATTCGTTTAAGATTTTATGATTTACTAAAACAAAGATAAATATAAAAGAATATGGCAGGATTACCACATTATCAAAATTCACTCTCTGCAACCAACAGGTTTGAACCGGTTTATTTAAACCAGTTCGAGGTTACTATTATACCTCCTGCTGCTGTTTTGGGCGGTGAAATTCTTCTGCAGCACGTAACAAAAGTGAGTGGGCTTTCTTTGGATAAAAATCCTGGATTAGTAACTCAAAAATATAAGTTCGCAAAAAGAAACTATGCTGGAGCAAAACCGGATAACACCTACATGGATCTCAGCCTTAGCTTTACTGTTAACTTAAATGATGACAACTCGATGTATGTTTTTAAGACTTTAAGACAGTGGAGTGATCTGATTTACAATCCACTCACTGGTGCAATGGGTCTTAAGAACGATTATGCTGGTACGTTGGTAGTTTCTATCTTCAATAAACAAGGTGATGTGTTTAGAAGGATTACATGCAGAGATTGTTACCCGACAAAACCAGTCAATCCAATGAACCTTAATTATACATCTACCGATATTTATAAGATAGATGATATGACATGGGCGGTTGATTATTGGGAAGATCTATTCTTATAAAAAAAGATTTAATATAAATGGCAGGTTTACCACATTTTACCAACTCGAGAGCGGCGATAAACAACTTCGAACCAGTTTTTCTTAATCAATTTGAGGTTTTAATAAATACGCCGGCAGGAATTGTCGATGCGACAACTACATTCAAGGGCGAAACCGTATTAACTCAGCAAGTTAAATCGATTACAGGTTTAGCTGTTGATATTTTGCCTGCTTCTAATGTAGAGCAGAATTACAAGTTCGCAACAAGAAGATATGCAGGTGGAGAGCCTTCAACATCCGACATGACACTCACTGTGGAATTTGAAGTTAACTTGAATGATGCAAATTCAATGACAACGTACAAGATATTAAGACAGTGGAGTGATTTGATATACAACCCGTTAACCGGTGCAATGGGACTTAAGAGCGACTATGTTGGCTCTATGGTTATATCGGTTTTCAATAAAAGAGGTGACGTTTTCAGAAGAATTAGAATTCCTTCTTGTTTCTTAAGTGAGGCTATAAACCCAATGGAATTAGATTACGAAAATCCGGCAATCTACACGGTCTCAACATCTTGGATATGTGATTACTGGGAAGATTTATTTTTATAATAAAAAACTAAATGTAATATTAAAAGAGACAATTTTGTCTCTTTTTTTGTTTTCTGTTATATAATATAAAAATAAAGAATTTTATACAATGTCTTTTATAAATAACTTTTCACCAGAAGAGATTCTAAGAAAAAAAGAATTAGAAAGTGGATTTGAATATGATGGAATACCGGAAGAGATCATAACTCCAAAACCAACACAAGATCAGACACAGGAGACCTTTCATGTAGAACCAGAAATTAAAGTTTCTGTTAAACAGCCGGAACCTCTTGAAGCGATAATACAGAATCCACCAGATGTGTCTAGTGTTACTCAAAATTCTCTAGGAAAATCCCAAAAGATGACGTCCGATCCTGCTGGGAATATTGGATGGAAAAACATTCCAGTTACCATTTTACCATCTTCAGGTATGTTTTATCCGGAAGGAACCAAAATAGCAATCAGAGCAGCAGAGGTAAAGGAGATCAGACATTATTCAACGATTGATGATGATGATAAATTAGATATAGAAGAAAAGTTATCTTATGTCATAGAAAGATGTACTAGAATGGAATTTCCCTACGATGGTGTTATGTCTTACAAAGATCTTAAACAGGAAGATCGTTTTTTTATAATAATGGCTATCAGAGATTTGACTTTTATAAAGGGAGAAAATATGATTAAACTAAATCCTTATAAAAAGTGCAAATCTACCCCAGATTGTCCTTTTGAATCTGGTATTGAACTCAGAACTGGTGTACTAAGTTCTTATGATATTGATTCAGAAATCCTAGAATATTATGATTCTTCTTCTAGAAGTTTTGTTTTCAACCCTAAAAAAATCAATAAAAAAATCGAAATATCAATCCCTAGCATAGGTGTTACTCAAGAGATATCAAATTTTATTAGAGAGGCATCTATTAAAAATATAGAGGTTGATGATGGCTTCATCTCGATTGCTCCTTTTTTATTCAGTGATTGGAGATCCCTTAGTTTTCAAACAATATTAGGAAAAATGAGAGAGATTGATAATTTTTGGTCTAAAGAAGAATACAGTCTTTATTACGAATTGTCGGAGAGAGTTAAAATGGGAACTAAATTAGAGGTTGAGCTTCAATGTCCAAATTGCGGTGAAGAGGTCGCCGCAAAGATAACATTTCCCAGAGGGCTCAGATCTCTTTTCCTTATTTCAGATATCTTTAGAGAACTTTTTTGATATCAAGTTTCGACTGTGGAACGAACATAAGCTGAATCCGGAATGGATTGAGATTTTACCTTTTTATGAATATCAAATTTGGATTGAAAAATTAAATAAAGTCATCGAACAGGAAAATGCAGAATCTCAAGCTAAAGATGGATTAAAACAAGTTTTTAGTTTTACAAAGGGAAATTAATCACTGAATATATAGAATAAATGTTTCCTTCAAATGGATAATAATCAAAAGCTAGTTAGTCAAATAGCTGATTTAAGTAGAAATTTAAATACGGTAAGCAATTCACTGAAAAAAAACACTGAAGGAATTCAATCTTTATTAGAATCCAGAACTGACGGTAGGACATCTAAAATTCCTCAGGAAATATCATTTTCTGAAATTACTAAAGAGTTAAAAGACATCTCATCTACACTTTCCAAGATGAATTCTGCAGATAGCGCTTTTTCGAAAATAGCTAACTCAATGGATAGGAATGAAAATAAATCTTTTGATTTTAGTAACAAGAATGTCAAAGGATCTTTTCAAACCGGAGGTGTGGCCAAAGAAGATGGTAATTACGTTGTCGGCGAGAATGGTAAAGAGATAGTTACACTTCCAAAAGGTGCAGGAGTGATCCCAATTAACACTAAAGACCTGATAGATGGACTCAGAAAGGTTCCGGAACTTTCTAATCTACTTAAAGATAGCGACACGATTTATCTTACTGGAGACATCTCAAATTACAATAGAGCAGTATTATCACCTGACGGAAAGAGAATGTCTTTAAGCCGTCTTATTGAAAAATATGAGGATAAATCTGCAGATTTAGAATCTGATACTAAAAACACAGATACCAACAAAAAAATGTTGGATGCAATAGAAGGATATCTAAGTTCTCTGTCTAAGCTAGAGTCCTCATCTGATAGCAAGGTACAAGATGAACTTAAATTAGTTTCTACTGAGAGACAAAATCTTAAAAAAGGCATCAGTGAAACTGGAGAAGATCTCGTGCAGAAAGAAAAACTAGTAAAAGATATTACAAAAGATCTTCCACCATCAGAAATAAGCGATTTAGCAATTGCTAAAGCCTATTTACAAGCCGAAAAAACACTTCTATCCAAAAAATCAAAATCTGAACAGAAGGAAGATTTAGTCAATGAAAAAAAATCAGAATCGGTAATTACTAAAACTGATTTGAAGAAATCTGCCTCTACCGAAGAAACTAAAAAATCTCCATCTATATTTGATAAAGTTTCTAAAAGTGCTGCTAGGGTTGGAGAAGGTGTTGCTGAAAAGACAGGACTCGGCGGTGTTTTAAATGTAGCAAAAAAGGGGCTGTTATCTTTATCAAAAAAAGAAAAAACAGAAGCTTCAGTTCCAACAACCCCAACTAAACCTATAATGGAAAAAAACATAGGGAAACTTTCACCTCAGCCTCCAAAACCTGAGATTAAACCCGAACCTCCGGTTGAGAGTAAACCTGTAACGCCTTCTTCTTCAAAAAAATCAGAATCCACTGTTCAGACAAACAGTGTGAATAAAAAAGATGTAATTAAATCTGACAAATCGTCAGTTTCACCAGAATCTAGTTCTGATCGGGCAGAAATTACTTCAAAGGATTTGAAAGAAATTAAAAGTGGGCTCGCAAGATTAGCGACAATATTAGAAGGAACTTTAACTGTCTCCAATATTGATGGTCCATTCAGACCCGATTCACGAAGAATTTAATTAATAAGAAAAATAGGGAACTATTTTTTTCTCACGTTTCTATTTTCTATATTTGTGAAAATTAACAAATATGGATTTCTATACCCCTGCAGGAAAATTAAAAACCTTTACCGATCCAGACCTTTTAAAATTAGGCCTATTTGAAATTAACAATTGGAGGATTCATTATGATAAATATCGATCACAAGAAAGAATTATTGAATGGGATCACTCATTGTCACTTAATCCAGAATCCTTAACTATCCACCAGGACCAGAAAACTCTCAGAAAAGATCTTATTTACCTACAAATGGCTTCAACCTGGGGCAAAAATTCTCACTGTCAAAGGATGAAGGTTGGATGTTTGATAGTTAAAGATAAATCCATCATTTCTGATGGCTATAACGGATCACCAACTGGATTTCCAAATATATGTGAGGATGATAGCATGTCTACTCTTCCGTATGTATTACATGCAGAGGCAAATGCAATCACTAAATTAGCAAAGAGCACTCAAAGCTCTGACCAATCCACTCTTTATGTAACTCTTTCCCCGTGTTACGAGTGCTCTAAGCTTATAATTCAATCTGGTATCAGAAGAGTTGTTTTTTCTGAATTGTATAGAAAGCCTGAGTCTCTTGTCTTTTTATTCGAGTCTGGAATCGAGATAGTTAAAATATCAAATCTAAATCAAATCTAAATCACATATGCTACAAACTAAAGAAACTAACATCCAAAAGTTGGCCGAAGAATTTATTGAAAAAAAATCAGACAAAGCTTTTACGGATTTATTTAACCGTCTTAAGCCTGGCATTTCTAATCATTGTTTTCTCATTTTAAAGGATCTAGAATTGGCCGAAGATGCTTTTCTCAACACTATGTCTAAAGTCTGGTTAAAGATTGACCAGTATAATTTAGAGAGAGGTAATTTTTCGACCTGGTGCTACAATATAGCCAGAAACGAGTCTCTTTTACTGATGAAATCTAGAAAAAAATTGGTTAATCATGAAGAAGGAGATCTTGAATTTCTATCATCAAAAAACACAATCGGAGATATTGGTGGTGTTTATATTATAGAAGAGGATCCATCATATGCTTTTTTCTACGAAGAGAACACTATCGATGCTGTATATGAGTCTGTTCTCTCTGAAATTAGATCCTTGCCCGAAACATATCGAAATATTATGATTGATAGAGAAATTCATGGTATGAAATACAAGGACATAGCCGAAAAATATGGGATTAAAAAAAGATCGATTGCGACAAGGATTAGAAGAGCAAGAGGAAAAATAAGGAAAAAAATAGACGAGAAACAATAAGTTTAATTTTCTATATAATCTATTATGCTAGCTATATTTAAATCTTCCAAAGTATGGAAAGATGTTTCTTTGTATCGAGAATATCTTCGGATAGTTAAAAATGAATCTTTGAATTCTCCTGTCTGGTCAAGAAAAAATCTTAGAAGAGATTGGTTTGGAAGAATCTATACAGTTATAAATCTTCCACCAGAAGTGATATTTTCTGCTGATCTACCAAAAGAATCAAGACCTTCTTTTGTCATGAATGAGATTAAACCGATTAATGAATATATGAAGGTATTAAATCTGGAAGAAATTCTAACCCTTAGTTGTGAGGAAATAAAAGGAACAAACAGCGAGTCTTACCTTGTTGTTTATCAATATCTTTTTAGAGAACTGAGCTGGATTTGGATCTTTAGATTCATATTGGAAACAGTAGGGATTTTTCTAATTGTTTTCAATTGGAATTTTTTAATTAGCTTTTTTACAGGATGGTAAATGACAATCTAATCTTGGCTAGAAGAGAACTTGAGAAGAAATTATCAGTGTTCGAAACCCGTGATTTTTCTTTTGATGAAGGTTCTCATGTCTATAGGATGAATAGTATTAAATATGATTCTGTTACGACATTTATAAAAACATTTAAAGTTCCTTTTGATCGTGATTATTGGTCTAAAAAAAAGGCTGTGGAAAGAGGCGTTGATGTTTCTGTTATTCTGAACGAGTGGCAAGATAAAGCAAATGTAGCTACAAGTCTAGGTACTAAGGTTCATAAGTACATTGAGGATTTCTGGAGTGGAAATGAACCCGAATATCCTGAGGATGAGAAATTACTAGGGAGAATTCAGAGCTTTATCGATATTTATAATAGAAAGCTAAATGTTTTACTCCCCCTTAAATCAGAGTTAAAAATCTTTTCGAAAAGATGGAGATTGGCTGGGACCGTAGATCAGCCATTTTTATTTTGGTCCCAGGAGAGACAGAAAGCTTATCTGATAATTGGCGATTGGAAGACTAATGGTGAATTTAGAGATGATTCTCACCCAAAGGGTAGATATAAAAAATTACTCCGACCGTTTTCACATCTTTATGAGAATCATCTTAATGAATATTCTATTCAAATAAGTTTATATCGTCTTATTTTAGAAGAAGAAGCAAACATAGAAACAGAAGATGGATTTCTTTGCCATATTGGTCCTGATGGACCAGCAAAACTTTACAGGACTAAAGATTTAAGACAACCTTTGAAAGCATTTTTAGATCAAAATAGAACTGAATTTGACATTTTTAATCTTAACTAGAAACAAAATTAGACAACTTATCTAAAATTTAAAAAATACTGAAATATGAAAGCATCAAAGAAAATGACGAGTAAAGAAACTGGGCCTGGAGCTTCGTCTGAAATTAATTTCCCAACCATGAACCAAGAGGTTGACATCCAAATAGATAAAGAATTGGTTGATTCAATCGAGGAAAAAATTAAAGACAAAAAAGAAGAAATTAAAAACAAGCTTTATGCAATTTCATTCTCTGATTCATTAATGGAACAATACACAGATTTCATCGAAAATCATGCTGAGTGGAATTCAACCGAAGCAATTGGTGTTAAAGAAATCTCAAAAAGTATCCAAAAGATAAAGAAAGAAGGTGTAAAGAATGGAGTCATTCTTCTTGGGTCTTTACCTTTGGAAGCATCCCACTATTTCATTTCAAAATCCAAAGGTAAAGGTTTGAAAGAAGCTGAGGTTTTTATAAATTTATATAAGCCTTTCGACCAAGCATTATCTGATGCTAAAAAGGATGCGATGGAGATCAAAGACTTGGAAAAACAGCTAGCAGCGGCTATGCAGGGTTTAACTTTAGGATAAAATCAGCTTTAACGTAAATTCAAAACCAGACAAATGTTTGTCTGGTTTTTTTATGATTTTAATTTTTGATATATAAATGAATAAAAAAGATTATGAAACAACTACAAAAAATTAAAGATTACTCATGGGCAATTACTTTAAGTTTAAGTGTTTTGCTATTTTTTAAACAGTGCGGATTAAGCAGAGATATCGATAAAATCCAGAAAAACATTAAGACCATTTCTAGTAACGTGGATTCTTTAGAAAACCAACAGATTTCAAAAGAAGATGTTAAGCAAACCATGAATGGTGTTATGTTTGATTTCTTGATATACGAAGATGATTTTGATAAAGGTAAAGCATCACTATCGGATATAAAATCTAAAATAAATCCAAGATAGGAATGGATAAAGTAAAGGATAAACTTGTCAATGGGTTCATTATAAGTACCTTTGTTGGGCTTTATTTAATAGTTTCAGTGATCTCTACTATTCACGTAATAGAATTCTTTGAACTATCAAATCCAAAATGGCTAGCAGTTTCGTTGGCTTTGGCTTTTGAAGTTGGTGCAGCTGCCTCACTATCATCCTTGATCGTATTGGAAAAAATGAATAAGGTTCTAGTGTGGATACTTTTCATAGTACTTACACTAATGCAAGCAATGGGGAATACCTATTATGCTTATACCCACATACATGACTTTCAATATTGGAGTGAACTTTTTGGATTGATCGAAGAAGATGTAATATACCAAAAAAGACTGCTTTCATTAATAAGTGGTGCAATTTTACCTTTGGTTTCTTTAGGTTTTATTAAATCTCTAGTTGATTATATAAAACCTGACAAAAATGTTAACATCATCGAAGAAAAAAATGAGATTGGAGAAATCCCTTTAGGAACAAATGAAGAAATATCTTCTGAAGATTTAAACGAAACAAACGAAATTAAGGAGACAGACATTACACCGGAGCAGCTAAATTCAGTCAACTACGGAAGAGCCGGATATATTTCGCGGGGCCTGGATCCAACTAAAATAACATAAAAAAGTGTCAGATAATAATCTTGATTTTGATGGTGGATCAGCTCTTTCTACAGGTGATGTTATATTCCCTGGTGGATCAGCTTCATTTCCGCTAAATCCAATGGAAGGAACAACAGGTCCACAGATCTTTGTTACCAAATACACAAACATAGCGCGTACAAGAGAGGATCTAGTAAGGGTTAATGCTACTTTCAGGGATTTTAATGTTCAACCTGAGATTAAATTCACAAAGGAGTCTTTTGATGTAGTCCAACAAGCCGAAACCCTCGATTATCTAAACGTAGCTTCATTTTTTCACCCTCTGCAATCTTTTTCTGATTTCCAGAAACAAACTTTTATAATAGGACCTAGAAATTCAATAAATCTCGATCCATCTGGATTTGAAGGTACACTAGGTGAAGCCTCAATGCTTATGGCTAGAGCTTTTTATTTACCGGAAACACCAATTGATGAAAAAATCCTTTTCTGGGATTATAAGGGATCTGGTAGAAACCTTATGGGACAATTCATGGTTTTAACTGGTGCAATAAAAGAGGATAGCAGCTGGAAAGGTTGGGATCTAGATCCGTTTTCAACCTACGGCCACACTGGATCTGCAGATTCTGCTAACGGTGGATTCATTTTTACAAATCCGACCGATCGCAATGTTAAATTAACAATAATAACAGCTAATTAAGATGGCAACCCAACCAATTACTTGTCCGTATGATGAAGGCACCGGCTTTAAATTTCATAGAGGAAATCTTGTACTAGATGATGGAGGAATGAAACTTCCAGTTTATCTCGAATTACATGACATGTTCCAAGAAACCTCGGCTTTCAGTAAAAATAAGGTTTTTTTAAAAGCTAATAAGTGTTTTTTATTAAGTCAAACAAACACCGGAGATGATGATGGATATGTTTCTTTTATTGCTGTGAAGGCAACATTTCCTTCGTCTATTGTTGAATCCAAAAAATATCTAGAGTGGACTTATCTCGGAAACACCTACTATATGGGTGAATTGATGATTCTTTCTGGAAAAAATCTATCTACAACAGATTCTATACAGGAAGGATGGCTTTTATCCAAGCCTGGTGTTTATTCAGAATTGGGTGGAATAGTTTTTTGTAATACACATTCGGATATAGATATAAAGCTTGAAATACTCGTTTGTAAATAAAAACAAACTGCAGATTAAATATATAGTAAAAAGTTTTCATCCTTTATAAGGATATATAGTAAGAATAAAAAAAATAAGACCATGGATTTCATAAACCAAGTGAAAAAATTAAAAGATCTAACTAAATCACCTGAAGTTAGACAAATCTGCGAGCAATATCTCAGCGGATCAAATGAGGTCTCTAAAGAAGAGGTTGAGGCTGTTATTAACGAACAGATTCAACCTGAATTTAAGAATCATTGGGATTCTATTGCACAAGAACAATTACAAGTTGCTAAAAAAGCAGCTCAAGCCTTGACTGAATCCTGGAAGGGATTGGGTGGTAGAACATCTAATAACAACGTTGGCTCTTTCAAAGGACAAACAGTGGAAAAAGAAAATCATACATCTCTTTTAGAAAATCTAAACATGATTTCTGTTGAAGACCAAAATGCTAAATCTTTCGTTGATGCACAGAATATAAAGAACCTAGGGGTTTTAGAATCAATACAGAAGATTAAATCTCTTTCTATTTACGAATACCCTAAATTTAAGATTGTCTGCGAACAATATGCTAATCTTATCACCAATAAGAGCATTCCCGAATTCTCATTAATTAATGGATTTATCTCTGAATTAGAGTCTTTCAAATGGGATATTTCAATTCTTCCTGTTTTGGAAAATCTTAAAGAAAAATCAACCAAATACTCTAGAGAAATAGAAGTTGCCAGAGTTATTGAATCTATAAAGAATAGTGGATCAGCATCTTTCTACTCTGATTTATCCGAGTCGTTAAATTCTTGGCTTATTTCGGAGAATAAATCATCAGGATTACTTGCCAAAGAAATTGGAAGATGGGCTTTCAATCCTGTTGTTAGAAACCTTATCAATTTCTTGAATATCAATGAGGCTTCAAATTCTGTAAAATTGGAATTACCTGTTAACGCACAAAGTGAATCTGGGGTATCAAGGATTTTTTCGCCAATCTTAATAGAGAACGAAATAACATATTTCACAACCGGAAAAAGTATTTTCCGCATAGAGGAGAATGAAATTAAGAGACTTAATTCAAACGAATTAGGAAATGTTCCAGCAGAATATATTTCTTTAGTCAATGCTTGTCTTAGACCTTATGTTAAGATTGATGAACATGGAATCAAAGTTTCTTTAGGAAAAAAATCTGTTACTTTAATAGAAGAAAGAGAAAACGTTTCTGTATACTTAGGTAAATCTAAATTAAACTTTAGATCAGTATCAGAACTTGCTAAAATGCTTGGATTGGAATCAAGCAATCATTTTGGTATAAGTGAATCCCAAGTTGTTGGTGATATTATCAATCTATATTCAAATTTTAAAAATATAGTAGAACTTGATTTTGCAAAAAATGTAACATCTAATATTTATGAGGGTGTTTCTATTAATTTGATCAAATGGAACGGTAATATTCTTTTGCAAAGAATAAATGAAGCCATGAGAGAAAATTCTATTTATAAAGTTAATGGATCACAGGCCGTTAAAATGGTCAAAGATTTCTTAAGATATGATATTTCTGAAGGTTTAACCGAGTTCTTAGATGGAGAACAAAAAGTTAAGTCGATCATGGCTAACGATAGAAGTAAGGTTTTAGAGAATATCTCTAGAGTTGAAACTGAAATTAATAAATTGGAATCATTGATGGAAAATAATCCTCTTTACGCAGCTTCCAAAGAGATCAAATCTGCATATGGATTACTTTCTAATGAACTTTCAATACTTAAGGAAAAGTGGAACCAAATAAATCTAGAAATTACTAAAATTGATTCAAACCCTGTAGAAGATTTAGATTTACTTGAAGATGAAAGATTTAACATCGGTGATCTTATTAAGGTTAAAGAATCAGGTGAAACCGGAAAAATAATTTCAGTTGACGGTAGTTCAGGAAGATATACAATTCTTTTAGACAGTGGAAGAACCTCTGATTATATGGTTAGCGATATTGTTGATCTGGAAGAAGCTCTATCTCAAGCAGCAGAAAAAAATTCTGATGATAAGGGAGAAGACGAAGAAGACGGAGAAGTTAAAGAAAGTGAAATCTCTAGAAATCTTAATAAATCTGAATTGTCAGAGGAAGAGCAAAAAGCTTTATTAAAAACTTTTTCTGACGGCCACGGATTCACTAAAGCCCCTAAAGGAGAAGGTGATGAGATAGAAATGGAACTTGATCATATGCACGGTTATAACTTGACAGTTAACGAGGCTAAAGCTAAAGCTGCTACTATGGCTAAGGCACCAGGTAACAATAAGAAAGAAAAAGCTAAAGTTGAAGGTGAGGATAATTTAGCTGAAGCACCTGAAACTAAAGATAAAACTGAATTTGAAGGCGAGTCTGCAGACGGCAAAAATAAAAATATTGGATATAATCTTAGAGAAGGAGCGGATTCTAATTTAGTAGAAGCACCTGAATCAGGAAAGAAAGTTAAAGAAACTAAGGGAACTACATCTACCAATTTGGCTCAAGCTCCAGCAAACGGTAAAGCTCCTAAAGAAACTAGACACTTAAGCTCTTTAGAGAAATTCATGAATTTAGCTGAAGCACCTGGCGATTCTCTTAATATCGATTTCGATGGTGAACATACTGGAAAAAAACACGACAAAATCGGTTACGGTATAGATGAATCTGACGATTTAAAAAAAAACTAAGCAGGAATTTTTACTTTGCTCCGAAGGATAAAAATCAAAATTTACCTGGACAAAAATTCGTAGATCCAATAGAAGGAAGAATGAGTAAGGCTCCAACAGGCAAGGAAACCCTTAAACCACAAGAAGATCTGGACTCAAAAGAAGATTCTAAATAAGATTAGATAGAAAAGAACGTAGGTATCTACGTTCTTTTCTTTTGAAATAAATTCCACCTTTTAATCTATAACAAAATAAAAAATGACATTGTAAATGGCAAAGGATTATGTAAAAAATAGCGATCTGATGATTGCTATAGTAGAATCAAAAAAAGCGGGTAAGCTTACTCCTGATGCCATAGCTATGTTTGGACTGATGATTCAAGGGATAACTAAGAAATTCGCTTATAAGGATCCTGATGATAAGGATGATTGCATGGCTTTTGCCATGGAGGATTTATGTAAATATTGGGATAGATTCAATCCTGAAAAATCTAATAATCCGTTTGCTTATTTCACACAAATAGCCAAAAATGGATTCGCTAAGGGCTGGAAAAAAATACATCCCCCAAAAAGTCCTAAAACCATCCCATTTAGTCACATAACAGGGGAAGACAACGTATATAATATCTAATATGACAGATATCAAAAAGGTTAAGCCTAACGGCGAATATAAGTCGGGTTTATATGAACCCCAGAATGGAGAAAAGTATATAGGGGATATACACAACATCATCTATAGGTCTTCTTGGGAATATAGATTCTGTTTGTATTGTGACACTAATGAATCGATTCTTAAATGGAGTTCTGAACCTCTAAGCATCAGGTATTACAATCCTCTTGACAAGAAAGAACATGATTACAATGTTGACTTTTATATCAAAGTTCTTAAAGAGTCTGGCGAAGAGCAGGAATGGATCCTCGAGATTAAACCTGAGAATCAAACCAAAAAACCAATCCTTGAAGGAGTTACTACGGTTCAAAAGTTGAAATCATACAACAGAAATATGCAGATTTGGATAACAAATCAAGCTAAATTCAAGGCAGCAAAGGATTGGTCTGAAAAAAGAGGTTTTAAATTTGGTGTAATTGATGAAAATTTTCTTTTTAAAAGTAAATGATTACCTACTCCCAAAGAGTTCTAGAATATAAGAATTCCGCTAAAAATATAGATGAACTTGTAAATAAAACAAATTCTCTATTTGAGGAAAAATATTTTAATCCATCAAAGCCTACTAAATCTTTCAGTTTACCTTTTATACCTGGTGAGATTTACAGTTTTTACTATAAAACACCAACCAAAATATCAAAAGATAGAAGTTTTATTAACAGAAATCCAATTGTACTTTGTACTGAATCGGTCAAAAATACAGAAGGTGATTTGATATTAAAAGGCATAGATCTGGTTATCGTTCCGATGGATTTAAGAGTTAAAATAATCGGAAGAATTTATGATAATTTCTATTCTTTAATTCAATCCAATTCCGTTGGTAAAATAAATCCTTTACCTTTAACCAATTCTAATTTAAAGAAACTGCTATCAGACACAGGATATGAAAACGCTTCTTTTGGCTTCAAAACATCTTTCTTTGATAATATTACCAGTGTCTCTTTAGATGATTGGCCACGCATACCATATCTAACAAAGTCTTATATAGAGGGCATGAATTTGAAGGGGATATATACAGAATATAAATCGAAATTAATCTAAGAAAAGAGAGTAGAAAAAGAAATGGCAGGCTTTGTAAATAATAATGATCCACAGCAGTCTCCTGTAATCACGAGGATTAGAGAATCCGTGAGAAAACTGAGTACCTTTGGTATGAAGTATGATGACATGGTGATTAGAAATTCACAGGCAGTTGGTGTCACTGAAGCAGCTTTTCTGAATAAGAATAAATCAAACGTCGAGGATGAAAGCATGCTTTGGACCCTTGCCAAGCAAGATATCACATCTAAACAATTTATTTCTTATTTTGATAAGGATTATAAGGGAAAAAGAGATTATCTTAGAAAGTTCTCGTTGAATCCAGAAATTGAATGGGTTTTGGATACGATTTGCGACGAGAGCATTTCATACGATCCAGCAAACTTTTTTGCTTACCCTGATTTTCTCGATCTTACCGATGTAAATGAAAAAATTAAGGATTCCCTTTATGAATCGTATAGAAAACTATATGATATTTGGGGTTTCTCTGATGATATTACAGCTTGGCAATATTTCAGACAATTCCTTATTGATGGGTTTCTTTGTTTTGAGATCATTTATGATAACGAGGGCAAGAATATTATAGGATTCAAAGAATTGGATCCAGTTACCATCGTACCCAGTGTCGAAAAACAGATTGATGGGAGTTTCGTTAATACCTGGACTCAATTTCCACAAGATCCTAAAAAAAGAAGAATCTTATACGATCCCCAAGTTATTTATATCTCTTATGCAAAGGGAAATTCAATTTCAAGAATTAGTTACATTGAAAGACTAATAAGACCGTATAATATTCTGAGAATTATTGAATACACCAGAATAATTTGGTCTGTTATGAACGCATCATTCAAGCTAAAGATGACTGTTCCAATTGGAACTAAATCACAGCAAAAGGGTATGCAAACTCTTGGTGAACTTATGAGTATCTATAAAGAAGATGTTCAGTTAAATGATGATAGTGGTGAATTATTCATTGATGGAAGACCAAAGATTCAATTCTATAAAAACTATCTTATGCCGTCTGGTGTAAATGGTACACCAACAATAGAACCTCTCACAACAGAAGGACCTAATTTGAATGATCCAGCTCCTCTAGCTTACTTCTTTGATAAATTTGTACAAGAATCTAAAGTTCCACCTTCTAGATTTACTGGACCTGATGGAACTAATGCTTCTACGTATACTAATGCTGCTGAAGGATTAGACAAAGAAGAAATCAGATTCGCTAAATTTATAGAGAGACTTAGATCTATATTCCAAGAGATTCTAACAAAACCTTTATGGATCCAGATGGTTAAGAAAAACCCTGGACTCGATGATGATTTTATGTTTAAGAGCCAATTGGGATTGAATTATTTCTCTGATAATCCATTCAAAATTAATCAAGAAATAGAGGTTATCACTAAGAGAAAAGAATCTGTAGTAGCTATGTCAGGACTTTTAGATGATGAAGATAAACCCTATTTTTCAGTTCCTTACTTAATTGAAACATTTTTAGGATTTTCTAGACAGGATATTGTGGCTAACGCAGAAGCCAAAGAAAGACTGGAGAAAAAGAAAAAAGAAAGTGAAAGTAAAGAAGACAAAAAGGGTAAAGGTGGTAAAGAAGGTGAAGATAATGAAAGTATAACTTTATAAAATGGCAGGATTTTTAGATTTTTTGAAACCGAATGAATCGGCTTTAGGTAATATTCTTAGAAATCTAAGTAATGTTTCTAAATTCGGAATGCAATATGATGATATGGTTGTACGGAATTCGCAAGCCATAGGTAAAAGTGAGGGTTCTTTCTTTAATCAACAAGGAACAGGATTCACTCAAGATGATGCTTTTTATTGGACCCTATCATATCAAGATACAAAAGTCAAAAAATACATTGCTTATTTCGATAAGGATTACATAGAAAAGAGAAATTTTCTTAGAAAGTTTTCACTCAACGGCGAAATAGAATTCATTCTTGATACCATAACGGACGAATGTGTAAGCTATGATGACAGAAACTTCTTCGCAAATCCATCATTTGTTAATTTGGATTTGAAAGAAAAAGTCTTGGATAAAATCCAATCCCACTATAATAGACTTTATAATGTCTTCGGATTCCAAAATTCAATATTGGCTTGGCAGTTATTTAAACAATTTTTAATTGATGGGTTCTTAGCTTTTGAGATAATTTACGATAATAAAGGTAAAGAGGTTATAGGATTTAAAGAATTAGATCCAACATCTCTACAGCCTGCTGTTGAAAAGGTTGGTGAAAATGAACATCAACAATTTTGGATTCAATATCCTAAGAATCCACAAATGACGAGAAAATTAACTAACGAGCAGATCATTTATATTTCGTATGCTAAAGGAAATAGCATTTCAAGGGTTAGTTATGTCGAGCGATTAGTTAGATCCTATAACATATTAAGAATCATGGAAAATTCCAGAGTTATTTGGAATGTGATGAATGCTTCTTATAGACTTAAGTTTGTAATCCCTACTGGAACACAATCACAACAGAAATCTTTACAAACATTAGGTCAGCTAATGTCACACTATAAGGAGGAAATAAACATTAATGATTCTTCTGGAGAATTAACTATAAATGGAAAACCAAAGGTTCAGTTTTATAAGAACTATTTATTTCCTGAGATGAATGGTCAATCTCCACAAATTTCGTCTTTGAATCCGTCTGGTCCAGATTTTAATATAATGGACAATGTTGTTTATTTTTACAATAAATTAAAAATGGATTCTAAGCTTCCATATGCTAGATTTGCAGCTAGAAGTGCAGGTCCTTCAAACTATAAGGTAAGCATAGATGCTTTAGAAAGAGATGAAATTCGTTTTGAAAAGTTTCTCAGAAGACTCAGATCTATTTTTCAAGAAATACTCGTCAAACCCCTTTATATTCAAATGTGCCTGGAGTTCCCTGAATTATCTAGAGATAGAAGTTTTAAGGTCAATTTGGGTTTAAATTTTTACAGAGAAAGCGAATTTGAAGAAATGGTACAGCTTTCGAATTATAGCAAGAGAAGTGATTTCATTAAAGGTTTAGGTGATCTTAAGGTGAAGCTTGGTGAAGAAGAAAAGCCTTATTTCGACAATGATTTTCTAATACAGAGATTTTTAGGTCTAACCCCAGATCAGATTAGAATGAATTCAGAGTATAAAAAGAAGGAAGAAAAGCAATCAGCAAAACCTTCGGAACCTGCACCAGCAGGAGAGGCCGCACCAGAAGCACCAGAAGCACCAGCACCAGAAGGGGAAGAACCTGAGGTTACTCTATAATACCAAATTTACCTAGACATTTTTATTTTATTTTAAGTTTTTTTCCGCGAAATATTTAGTTATTTTTGTAGAAAATAAATTAGAATGATAAACGAGATTAAAATTCTTTCCCATCTTGAAGGATTAACAGGCAATGGCTCACAAAAATATAAACAGGAGCTCATTAAAACCAGCATAAATCCAAGACTCTCTTACATATTGGACGTGTGTTTCAATCCCTTTGTAACAACGAAACTCCATAAATTAAAATTTACTGAAGTTCCAACCGATTCTTTTAAATATAGAGAATTCTCGGATATTGAATTTTGGAACGAGTTCAATAACTTGGTAGAGGATCTCAAAAAAGCACCAGCTGCAAATGATAATCTAAGACTAAGAGCACAAACTCTTTTATCATATAGGACTTCTGATGATGATCAAGAAGATATCTCTATTAGAAAGAATCTAATGAAGATACTCACTAAAAGAATGAATATAGGTATTGGTGCTAAGCTCATAAACAAAGCTGTAGGAAAGGAACTTATACCTGATCCTTCTTTAATGCTTGCAACAGACGATCATGAAACAATTGAGAAATGGAAAACGATTTATTGTGAAGAAAAGTATGATGGCGTTAGGGTCATAGCGACAGTTAAGAATGGAGAAGTTTCATATTTTACCCGTGCATTTAATCAATTGGACTCATCATGTTTCCCTCGTATCACTGCAGATCTTAAAATGCTAATGTCTATTTCTGGAATTACTGGGGATTGGTTTTTCGATGGTGAATTGACCGATTTAAATCGTAAATCCGTTAGTGGTAAAGTGACTCAAATTCTAAAAGGAACAGTCGATGAAAAAATAGAGTCTGGAATGCTGTTTAATGTTTTTGACTTTGAAGAATTGTCAACCTTAAATAAGGGTTTAGGTGTTACCGATTATGAGACCAGGAGGTCTAATCTTGAGAGGATCTTAGATAAAATTCATCCTGATTCACCTGTTAAATTAGCTCAAATGTGGAAGTTGAATGATGCTTCTGAAGTTCCATCAATTTACAAGAAAATAATAGAAATTGGAGGAGAAGGAGTTATCTGTAAAGATAACGGAATCTATGAATGTAAAAGATCAAAAAGCTGGGTAAAATTTAAGGAAGTTAATGACTGTGATTTAGAAATCACTGGATGGTACCCTGGTGAGGGTAAAAGAGAAGGATTCATAGGAGGTTTCTTTATGACTGATTCTAGTAAAAAACTCCAGGTCAAAGTTGGCTCTGGGTTTACTGATGAAGATTTGAAAAATTTAAGTCAAACCCCTGATTCCCACATTGGAAAAATTGCAGCTGTACAGTACAATGTTACTATAACAGATAAACACGACAATCTCTCTTTATTCTTACCTCGATTCATCGAGATCAGATCAGATAAAGCTTTTGCTGATGATTTTTCATCTAAAATATAGGAAACAATAAAATTTTTTCCAACTAAAAATTCAATATGATACAAGATTTATTGACCGAAAAACTGAGACCTAAGGAGTTGAGACACATGATTTTACCTCCTAGGATTTCTAAACAATTTGAAAATGGACTTAATCAAAATGTCCTTCTAAGTGGTCCTCCTGGAAGCGGTAAGACCACTCTGGCTAAAATATTGGCTTCTCAACTACCAGACCTTTTTATTAATGTCTCGGATGAAAGTTCTGTTGAAACCATTAGAGTTAAAATAAATGATTTTTGCTCTACCCTTTCTATTCTTGACGGCAAGTCTTCAAAAAAAGTTGTTATCCTAGATGAGTTTGATGGGGCATCAGATCAATTCTACAAAGCCCTCAGGGGAACGATTGAAAAATTTGCTTCTAATACCAGATTTATAGCAACTTGTAACTATATTAATAAGGTTCCTGATGCAATCCAAAGTAGATTTGAAGTCATAGATTTCAATCCCGTTAGCTCAGAGGAAGAAGCAGCATTAAAAACAGAATGGAATCGTAGAATCACTCTCATATTAAATAAGGTCGGAATTTCGATAGAAGAAAATTCTCTAGAAGAATTTCAGAAAAACTATTATCCTGATTTTAGATCTGCCCTCAATAAAATTCAAGCTTGGATGATCGAAGGAGTTAAGATCGTTGATTCAGCTAAGATCAATGAACTTGGATGGTCCTATGAAACTCTTTATAATTTGATTCTCACCTCTAAAGATCCTGTTACCAACTACCAAAATATAGTTGGGGAATACCAAGGAAAGGCTGACGAGGTCATGTCTGCTTTAGGTGGTGAATTTATTGATTGGCTCATAAAAAATAGACCCGAATTAAAGAAAATAATTCCTGGTGTTATTGTTCTTGTTGCGGACCATCAAGCTCAAAGAATCCAAGTAATAGATCCGATGGTTTCTCTACTCTCTTTAGTTTTTCAGATTCAAAAATTAGTTGATTAATGTTCAGTGATTTATATAAAAGATTAATAATCGTGGGTAAAGGTGGATCTGGAAAGGATTACCTAGTCAGATTGTTGAAAAATACTGGATATCGTTATTGTGTTTCACACACGTCAAGACCAAGGAGGACAAATGAAGTTGATGGTATTGATTACTATTTCATTGAAAAAAATCTTGCTACTGAAATGATACAGAAAGATTTATTTTATGAATATGTGGAATTCAATGGATGGTTTTATGGTACTTCGATTGAAGAGTTTAACGGTGCTAATCTTTTTATCATGACACCCTCAGGCATATCTAAACTAAAAAAAGATGATAGGAAAAATTCTTTTATTATTTTTCTAGATATTGATGAAGGCATTCTCAGAAGCAGATTGATGCTAAGAAATGATGCTGATAAGATTGACAGGAGAATAGAAGCGGACAAGAAAGATTTTTATGAATTTACTGATTTTGACCTGAAAGTAGTAAATCCAGATTTTACATTGAATGAAATTTTAGTAGCTTTAGATTCTTCATATTCTGGAGTTTAGATTAATCTCAAGAAATTTTTTCAATTAACAAGACTATAAAATTTAAAAATAGAACATGATTAATATTTTAGTTGATGGCAATTATATTTTCCATAAAACATTCGGTGTTTTTGCCGGATATGGAAGTGTCGATCCCGGTAAAGTTCTAAAAAATAAATCAGATCAGGCAATGTTTATAAGAAAGGTTGCAACGGATCTAGTAGCTTCACTCAGGCTCTTGCCAACAGGTGGAAGATTAATATTTACCTCAGATAGTAAAAGCTGGAGAAAAGAGATCGAGATAGAAGACGGTGGATACAAATCAGGACGGGTAAAAGATGAAAATGTCGATTGGACAATTTTCTTCGAACTTATGCAATCATTCGGATCTCACTTAGAAAAAATGGGATTTATTTTTTCTAAGGTTGAAGGAGCGGAAGGAGACGATCTTCTACTTTTTTGGTCAAGGAAATTCATCAGTTTGGGCGAGAGCTGTATCATCATAAGCGGAGATAAGGATTTACACCAATTGGTTAAAATGTCTGGACCTGACGCATGGACGTGTGTTTGGAATAACAACTCTAAAAAAAATACTTTACATTCACCTCTTGGATGGAAGAGCAATTGGTTGAACGAAGCTAATCACACAGAGGTTTCTATTTTTAATATGGGATCTACAATATCTCCCGAAAAGGAAAGACTGAAAGATTTTATTAAGAAAGTTGAAGTTGAAGAATTAGATTTTTTCCCCTTTGTCTTTAATAAAATTCTCATAGGCGATAAGGGAGACTCTGTTCCTAGCGTCTGGGAGTATGAACAATCTGGAAAAATCTATAGATTTACCCAGACTAAAGCTGATAAGATTATGGAGTTGTTCCTTCAATCTGATTATAAATCATTAGAAATGAACCAGCTTTCAGAGGATCAAGATTTTTTGAATTGGTTAGCTCCCCTGGTTATAAAACTTTCTAAAGGAGTTGACAGCACTGAGAATAGAAATAAGGCTAAAAATAACTGGATCAGAAATATGAAACTTATGTGGCTCGATTCATCAGTGATACCTGAAAAAATAACTTTCAACTCAGAACTCGATATCCAAAGAGGGCTTCAGCTGGAAAAAAAAGCTGTAACCCTAGATAGAATAAAAATCTTAGATGGTACCGATTGGATATCAACTAATTATCAACCGAAGGGTTTTGACCCTTTTGAAAACTTTTTGAAATAAATAGATGGAACTTTTTGATATAGTTAAACTTATCTTCAATAAAAAAGATGCTGAGTGGAAGAATGTTGGAAAAAATGATAAGACTCGTAATTTTTTCATGATTAACCGCATAATGGCCATTAATTTCCCAATCCAGGCCAATCAGTTCAATAAGATTAAAGTTACACCAGCTCCAGTTGTTGATTGGTGGAGAGATACGCTCAGTCCTAAATACACAAGAACTCCACAGTGGATATTTACTAAAACGAAAAAAAAAGATTCTTCAAAAGATAAAGAACAGAAGAAAAATTTCGATGTTGCAGAGGATTTCATAAGAGATAGATATAGAATATCAAAAAGAGATCTTTTACAACTGAAAACCTTCTATCCTCAGAAATATGAAAAATGGGTGATAGACATTTCTGAACAAATCGGGATCCAAACAAAAAATATATAAATCATGAAAAAAAACAGCTCTGAAAATAAATTGGTAGATAAAGTCATTGCCAGTCTTGATTGGGATTCGATATTTGAAGTGAATAAATGTTTCAAAATTGGTGTTGGCGAGGGAACATCTGTTATTCCCGGAATAAAGAGAAAAGTTTTTGGTGACACCTTAACCAAAAATGACATAAAGGGAGAACTAAAAACTCTTTTGAGATACGTCATAGAGAACGATATAGCCGAATTATTCTATGGACCCTGGCTTATCTTTTGGACCAATGGTGATTGGATAAATTTTGAGCTAGATATGGATGATGAAGATGATATTCCCGAAACTTTCGGTGATCCGAATAACGAAGTTGAGATTGCCTTTGATTCTACACTAGAGGTTATTTATTCCCCACAGAGAATTATGGTTGCAGGAAATTCACCTCAACAAGATTTGATTAAAGATGATTCCGATACACTTAAATTGGAAACAATGCTTAAAAAGGCTCTTCTTTCTGAAAATTATGAGATTGCTAATAAGATAAAAGAACTGTTGGCCCTTCAGAATATTGGAGACGGAGAAGATAAATAGATAGATGAAACACATAAAATCTATCTATGAATTTGATACTGCCTTCGGTGACACGTACGGGTACGGTGGAGCTAACGGTATTTTAAAAATAAACTACAAGCCTTTCAACGATCTTTCGGTCTCTGTTGGACAGGATCCTAACATAGACACCACTGTTAAAGGTTCACAATTTCAGGTAGGTGATGTTGTAGTAGCACAGCCTCTAGACTCTAAGAAAAAACTCACTGGTATAATAGTCAGAGCTTTCAGAGAACCTGATAATCGAGAATTTAGATACTTCATCCAGGTTTACAATATAGGTAAAAAAACAGAAAAGGTCATTGAAGTAAAAAGTGATTCTATAAAGTTTGCTGAAGGTGGAGATCACGGTAACATGGAGACTATTTCGAAAGCTAAAAATAATCTTGTCCCTGACAAGAGCTATAATTCTAAAACTGTTTACAATGCTTCTGAACTTGGACTAGAGACTACTGGAGGCTAATTGGAACATTAACCTTTCCCTGTAATATAAAAAATAAAAGATAATGTTATCAGGGAGCAAGTATCCACAGCTAAGTTATTTAGGCCCACATAGCGAGATTCCTATAGATAATCTCCAAATTCATACTCATCTGGATCTTCTTAGATTAATCCATTCTAATCTTTCTTTAAATTTGAAGATTGATATAATCAACACCTGTATTGATGTTTCTTTATTATCATTTAGCTCTAAATTTTTTAAAGATACCATTGATGAAGAATCTGAGGAGTCTTCATCAGTTATAAATAAGATTAACACTCTTATTGCCACTCATGGATCTAAAATTTTCTTCTTTATTGGTAAAGATTATTTTTTAGGTACTCAAATAGAAAGTGTGATAAAGTCGACAAATCTACTAATATCCAAGCTATCTGAGATTATTGAAACGATAGGTATAAACTATCCCTCTATAATGATTAGAATAGGATCTGCCTACGGAAATAGAAAAGATACGATGTCAGTTTTTTGCGATAGAGCTAATGCTTTAGGTAAATCCACCCTATCCAGACTATGTGTGTTGAATGACGATAAGCCTAGTCTTTTCTCTGTGACCGATCTTTTATCTGGAGTTTATTATAAAACAGGAATTCCAATATGCTTTAGAATATTGCCCCATCATTTCAATGATGGCGGATTGTCGATCAGAGAAGCATTATTTCTATCAAGTTCAACATGGAAGCCTGGGGTTAAACCCGTCTTCATATATGGTGAATCGGGTTTGACTGATGAATGTGGGTTCCCTATTGATCCAAAAACAACAGAATATTTGAAAAACAGGATACCAACTTTTGGTCTAGATCTTAACGTTATAATAGACTCTCCTGCAAAAGAAGATTCTTGTCTTAAATATAAGATGGATTATAAATCACTTCAGCCAATAATTTTGAACAGAAAAAATTAATTTCTCGATACAATTGCTTATATTTGAGAAAAATTAATTATGTTCACTAAAGATCAAATCAAAAAATTTCTTTTTTTAGATGTCGAAACAGCAGGATCCTATCCTGATTTAGCATCTCTCCATGATCAGAATCATCGTCTTTGGGAGTTGTGGCTGAAAAGAGAAAAGTATTACAGGAGTGCATATCCTGATTTAGAATCCGCTGAATCGGACGAAATTTACGTCAGCAAAGCAGGATTAGAACCTGAATTTTCTAAAATTGTCTGCATTTCATTTGGATCGTTCACTGAAGAAGGAGATATGAGATTCATTTCCTTTTATGGAGAAGACGAGGCTGACAACTTAAACAAAGCTTTTAAAGTTTTGAATAATGCTGCTTCGAAAGGCTGGAAATTATGTGGACATAATATAAAGGGATTTGATATTCCTTGTATCGGAAAAAGAATGATCTACAACCACATAGAACCCCCGATTAATTTGAGAATTTGGGATAAAAAGCCATGGGAACTTCAATTCATCGATACCTCTGATATCTTTGCTTTTGGTAGCTGGATCCAACAAAAATATCTCAGCCTAGATCTTCTGGCTTGTTCACTTGGTGTGAAGTCTCCTAAAGGCTTAATGGATGGTTCGATGGTTCATTCTAGATTCTGGTCTGGAGGAGAGAATGAAACGATCAAAGACTATTGCGAACTTGACGTTAAAACGGTTATGCAGGTCATGGATAAGATATGCTTCACTAGTTAGCATAGTTACTTTAAAACTTATTAAAAAAGCTTTTTCTCTGATATATAAGAGAAAAAGCTTTTTTTGTGGATAAAGTAATCTCATTCAGGAATTTCAAAGATCAAAATATCATTTTAGAAAAGAAGGTTGAACTTCCTTATAGCGATGTGCTCAATCCATCTTTTTGGACTGAAAAAGAATCAAAAGACGGCGAAGTTGATTTGGTGTTTGATGAAAGGGTAAGAAAAAAACTCATAAGGATATCCAGAGATTTCTTTGAAAATTTCAAAGGAATATTTAAAACGAAAGATATAATAGACATCCAGCTCACAGGATCTTTAGCAAGCTATAATTATACTAATTTATCAGATCTCGATGTCCAGATTATAGTTGATTTGAAATTTTCTTCCGATGATAACATCAATATTATAAAAGAAGCTATCGATGGCATCAGATTCAGGTGGAATCTTTCTCACGATATAAGTATTCGTGGATATGATCTAGAGATGTATATTCAAGAACCAGAAAAACCCCACACAGGATCCGGACTTTTTTCTCTTCTTAAGAATAAGTGGATAAAGAACCCAGTTTACGGTACACCTGAAATCGATGAATTAGACATTGATCAAAAATATAATTCTATTGTATATCAGATAGAACAGCTTGAAACCAGACTTGTCTCCATTTCTTCCGTCCCGAGCGATGCGAAACAGCTGTATCAAAGAGCATTGAATCTTAAGAAAAAATTAATCAAGATGAGAAAGGAAAGCTCGTCTGGCAAGGGAGAATTTTCTGTTGGTAACTTAGCTTATAAAAAACTGAAAAGTGAAGGATATATAGAAAAGCTAATTAATTTGATTTCCAAATCATATAACAAAATTTACACAGAAAAATAACCAGCCATGATAATATTCTTAGGAAAAAGTTCAGTTTATAAAATCGATGATGATTTTCCAATTTTTAGAATTCCAGTTGATATGGAGGGAGCTGTTACACAGTCACTTTCTGATTTTCAATGGTGGGCATATTCTTCAGACTTTCAAAAATGGCTAAAGGAAAATCCCAGAGAATGGACTGCAGACTCAGAGGATATGAGCAAATATGGCTCGCCAATAGATTTTATAAAGGAGAATTTAAGATTAGAATATCGGAACATTAATGAATCTGTTTTAGGCTTCAACGATTTCCAATCCTCGAACATTTATGAAGCGGAGAATATAGAAGCCTCCGCAGGTCAAGCTACAAAATTTCACTATGCTTATAATGCTCTTCTTAGTGAGGGTAAAATAGAAAAAGAATTTATAGTCGCTAATCAGAAGGAAGGATCTGAAAAAGCTATCTTTTTAACTTATGATGATCCCGAAACTAAGACGGAAAGATTTGAGACTTTAGATGCTTATAAAATAACAGCTCTACCAGTTTCGGCTGATTCTAAAATGGCTTTATTTAGGATGTCTGAATCAATAATGGGTGGACCAATTCCAGATGATGAAACCAACGAGGGTTTAATGAAAAGAATCTCAGATACAACCATTAAAGTAGCAGCCGTATCTGGTGTTGGATTAGGAATTTATTATATGATAGTAGGAGCGGGATCTGTTTTTACTGCAATAAGAGCTCGAAAAATTCTAAGAGGATTGAGGCCTCAAAGCACAACCGCTACTCCACCATCAAAACTTTTAACTTGGCTGAATAACACTAAAAATGCAGGTAAAGGATTTATAAACAAAAGGGTAAACCCTTTAAGAGGCATTAAAAAAACAGCAGAGATCTGGAAAGGTGTCGGCCAGGCTTTGAGTAGAGGTGTTAGTGGAAGCTATAAAGCTGTTAGCAAAGGTAAAGCCGGAGCTACTACTGCATTGAAAGCATTTGCCAAAGGAACCAGTAGAGGACTTTCTAAAATAGGCTCAAAAGCTGCTGTTGATTGGATTCCATTTGTTGGTTGGACTTTAGCCGCTATAGATGTTGTTGGATCAACATGGAACTGGTTTAGTGGTAAACAAGCTCCAAGATACGGTGAAGTTGAAGATTTTGCTAAGAATGAATTCAACCCAAAATCGATTCCTGTTGGTGTTCCTATTACTATTTGCTGGTCTCAAGAAGCAGGTGGAACATGGGGTACTGTTGTAAATTTTTTGGCTAATAATGACACTAGAACCACAATGGAGCTAGTGAAGGCTTCAGATATAAACGGGAAATCAATTTTCATAATAACCCAGATAAATTCTAAAGAATTGGGTAAGCAAATAGCTGAACATGAATTGACTTTAATCTCTTTCGATAGTTCAGAAACAATAAAAACAGGATTTATAGATAATGATGATCTTGATTTTGAAATTTTACCAATAGATGGATTAGCTAAGATAGCTAGTATTTTTAATTTCAAAGGTGTTTGTGATTGGAATGAAACTTTTACAACCTATGAATCCTCTTCAGATAAACTCTTCTATGCAGATCCTGAAGCCCCTAAGAAATATGATTTCCACTTTGATGATTCAGAGGGCGAAATTATAAACGTTTCAGGTGATTTGATGGATGATGATTCCCTTTCAAAATTGTCCGATTCTGATCTTGATAAATTTCTATTGGGGTCTTCCGCAAGTGAAAAGAATGAAAGCCTAGAATCGGATCTTGACTGGGATAGAAATATCCTCGAGTCCGGTAATCTTTTAGATTTTGAAAATTTCGTTTCTAATGCAATCGTAAACGAAGATGATGATTCTTCAGCAGGATCCGATCAAGATTACGATCTAAAGCCTTCACAAAAAAAGGGACCAGCTAAAGTTGCAATTTATAAAGTAACAGAAAGAGAGTATGCAAATCCTGAATTTAGAGGTAAATATGAAACGGGTGACTTCAAAATTTTCGTGATTGATTCGGAAGATTGGAATGATGCAGACGGGGAAAAGATTGACGTTGAAGTTAACACATCAGAAGTTTTAGAAGACACGATCAAAGGCATCTATACTTATAAATCAGAAGGTAAGGAAGTAAAAAAAGATGATGAAAAGCCAAGATCTGAAGAAGGAGAGACCAAACAACAGGGGGCAGAAAAGGAAGAGAAAGGCAAAAAGTTACCTGACGACTATTACATCACTGCAAACCCAGATGACATCTCAATCAAACAGAAAGAAAGATCTACAACAATCAGAGACGCAAATTTCTCTGGAGGACTTAATCTATTCGATATGTTCTTAACTCCTAGACAGAAGGAGATATTGGGAGTAGATAAGTGGAAGACCGTAACCTTTGCAAAAGAATTCTACGATAAGAGAGGTGATGTTATAGAGGTTAAGTTAAAGAATAAATATGCACCATTCGGAGAGAAGAGTAAGAAGTATAGAGTTATTGATGGTGAGTCATTTGAAATAGCTAAGAAATTTGTTGAAGAAACAAGAGACAGAATTAAATATGAATAATCGAAAAAAATTAAAAATTAATTCGATATATAAGAAATAATAAAAAGTAGTAAAAAAAATGCCATTGCCACAACTACAATCCATTAATGAAGATTATGTTTTTATTTTAGAAAAACAAAATTCTATTTTAGAAGCAAAGAGATCTGATTCTGATGACTATGTCTTAGAAGGTATTGCTGCTGTTTTTGGACAAGAAAACAATAACAATAGAATCTACGAGGAAAAAGAGTATCTTCCACATTTAGAATATCTTAAAGAAAAAATCCTACAAAAAAGATTGGTTGGTGAGCTAGACCACCCTGAAAAGTTTGATGTGTCTTTAAAGAATATTTCACACATGATAACAGATCTTGATTTTGATAAAGGCTCAAGATTGCTAAAGATAAAAGTAAGATTGCTCGACACACCGGCAGGAAAAATAGCAAAGAGCCTAGTGGATGCTGGTGTTCCTCTTTCAATTTCTTCTAGAGCAGCTGGATCAGTTGGACCCGATAAAAAGGTTCAGATTAAAAAAATCTTTACTTATGATTTAGTAGCAGATCCAGGTTTTAAAGATGCACAGCTTGAAAGAGTGTATGAAAGTCAAGGCTTTACAACTACCCAGATCGAAGAAATGAAAAAAAATAGCATTTTAAACGGTCTTGAATGTCTAAATGAATCATTAGGTATAGAAAATGAATCGACGTTAAAGATATATAAAGTCGAAAACGATCAAGAATTTCAAAAAATCGTAAATAAATCAGACAATAAAAATAAAACAGCCATTATGGAGAATAATGAATTTGTTACTGCAGAGGAACTAAATAAGTATTCAATTTTCCTTAAAAAGGAAATGGACTCTTTAAAATCAGCTATCTCGGAAGTAAAGGAACAAAAAGCATCTTTGACTGAATCAGAAGAAGCTAACAAATCAAACCAAATACTCGAAGAAAGAGTTGCTAAGTTAGAAAAATACTCAGAGTATTTAGCAGAGAATCTAGAGAATGCTATTAAGTATGGTGAATACCTAGCAGAGAACTTAGACAATTCTATCAACTATAGTAAATATTTAGCTGAAAATTTAGATAAGAATATTTCATATTCTAAATATATAGCAGAAAATGTTGACAAGTCTATTACATATTCAGAATATGTTGCAGAAAGCGTTGATAAAAGTATCGAATATTCTAAATATTTAGCTGAAAAATTGGATCAAAATATACAGTATTCTGAATATTTAGCAGAAAATGTAGATCACTCAATTAACTATTCTGAATATCTAGCAGAAAATCTTGATAAAGGTATTGCTTACACAGAATACGTAGCTGAAAAGTTAAACGATGGTATCGAATATTCGGAGTATCTTGCTGAAAATGTTAATAAAGGAATTCAGTATTCTGAGTATCTTGCTGAAAATATTAACAAAGGAGTTGATTTCACTGAAAATCTTTCAGAAAAACTTAACAAATCTATTTCTTATAGTGAATATATAGCTGAATCAATTTCTAATAAATTGCCAGCTGATCCTAGTACAGTATTAAGAGAAAGTGTAAATACATCTGCAGTTGCAGGTCTAAATGAATCTGGCTTCGCTGGAAATTATGAAGATCTAACATCAAGGATTGATTCACTCATTGAATCGGTTAAAACCCAAAAAACCGAGTCTAATATCACAGAGGCTATAAAAATAGTAGCACCAGCCGAAACACAAAAGGCACAAGAAGTTCTTAACGAGAATGAAAACATCAACAAAACGGGACTCAAATTTATCGATGAGATGCCTGAAGATTATGCTCCAGTTTGGGAATCTTTAAATGAAGGACAAAAGCAATCTATTATTGCACAATCAAACTTCTATAGATTAGATACACCTTACCAGATCCAAAATTTCTGGCAAACACGTCAATTAGGTTCTAAACCTGTTGGAGTACAAAAACTTGACGAGAACGAAAACGTTGCTCAAACCACAAAAAACCAAGCTTATGGTTCAGATTACATGAATTATATAGCTAGTACGTTAGAGCAAAAGTTTCAAAGACGATAAAAAATAAAAAAAATAATCACAAATCATGAAATTGATTAACGAAAACGAAATCTATGAAACCTGGTCTCCGATTATCGAGAGCAAAGCTGGTATCACAGATGAAAGCAAAAAAGGATGGTTGACTAAATATTGTCACTATCACTCATTAAACGAATCTGCCGGTGCATATAACTCTTTAGGAGTTGTTAACGGTATGGGTACTGTAGCGCCACCTGCATTCCCTGGAGCTGCTTACCCTGGTGGTTCTTATTCATCTGGTGCTAACGCTGGTTTTTATAACAACACTTGGCAAGGTTCAGGCGATAAATTCCCTTCACTTCTTCCATTAGCTATTCAAGTAGCTGCGAAGACTATAGGTTTTGATATCGTTCCTGTTATTCCTATGTCTGGCCCAACTGGTATCTTGTCTTACTTAGACTACGTATACGCAGGTGGTAAAATTGCAGCTTCTGCTGCAAGCTCAGCTGCTGATCAGTTAGCTTCTGCTCCTTCAATGATTAAATTCCCAGTTTATCAATCAGCATCTGGAACAGGTGTTACTGGTGCTACTGCTGGAACTTTCACTGTTGGTGCTACTGCTTCTATAAGCAACACTCTTCTTTTAACCTTCGTAGGTTTATCAAGAATTGATGGATTCCCTATCTTCGAAATCACGGGTATCGCTTCAGGTTCTAACGTTGCTGCTTACTTCAACGGTACTCCTGCACAAGTAGTTACTGGATCTGGTGGAACAGGATTCTACACCGCAAATAGTTCAGGTACTGCTCAATTAGTTAAAGCTCTTGAAGATCACATCCAAGGATTCTCTGGTGCTGGTTTCAATGACACTGATGCTTGGCAAGGTCCTTACGTAGATGGTACTAAGACTTACAACCCTATGTTAAGAGGAGTAGCTGAATCTACCTACTACAACTCAATGGGTCTTTCGACTTTCACTAAGTTCGTAGAAGCTGAAACTTTCCAAGTTGCTGCTTCAGTTACAACTGAGCAAATCCAAGATTTAAACAAGCAATTCGGTATTGATGTTATCTCAATGATCGAGAACGCATTAGTTAACGAGGTTTCTCAATCAATTAACAAGCACATTCTTGCTAGAGCATTTGCTTTAGGCTGGTCTAACCACGTACAATTCAATAACGTAGAAAACCAAAACCTTAACTTAAACCTAATTATTGGTGGTGCTGCTGGTACAACTCTAGCTTACGTGAATAAAGAAGATTCTACAAGATCTATGGCTATCCCTGCAGGTCCTGCATCAGGTGGATATGAGAACTTATCAACTTTACAAAGAAGATTATTCTCAAGAATCCTTGCAGCTGCTAACGTGGTAGCTAACAGAGGTAGAAGAGGTCCTGCTAACTTCATCGTTACTAACGCTGCAGTAGCAAGTGCACTTCAAGACATCTCTCAGTTCACTTTCGCTCCATTCTCTAATACTTTAACTCAAAACAATGGTACTTTATACCCTGTAGGTTCACTTGCTGGTATGACTGTATATGTTGATCAAAATATGAACTATAATGATACTAGAGTTTGTGTTGGTAGAAAAGGTGGTGATGATGAGCCTGGAATTAAATTCATGCCTTATATGATGGCTGAATCTATTCAGACTATCTCTGAAGGTACAATGTCGCCTAAGATCGCAGTAAAATCTAGATATGCTTTAGTAGAAGCTGGTTTCTTGCCAGAAACTATGTACTTAACATTCTTTGTTAACGTACCAGCTGGTGGATTAGCTTAATCTTATAATACAATAAAAAAAGTCCTAGGGAAACCTAGGACTTTTTTATGTTTAAAGCCCTAACAATTTGACTTTATATAGAATAAAGTTTGTATAAAGGGATATATAGATAATAAAAATGAACTGTTCCGATGAAAAATTTACCTTCATTTAAAGATTTTAATAATTATGATTCACTTTTAGAATCAGCTTCAGCCGAAGAAATAAATGTTCTTAATGAACTTGAAACCGCAAACCCTATACATACACTAAATGAGGGACAAATTTTAGATTCGATTAAGAATAAAATTTCTAAATTTTTTCTTGGCAAATTTTCAAAGCTTAGCGTTTTAGATCATGCTAGAAAAGTTTTAGTGGATCTTGAGATCGATCTGATAGAAAAAAGATATGAATTCGAGGACTCTGTTTCAGAGATAGAATCACAAATAGATTCATTAGGTATGGGTGGAGATAAGCAGAAACTACTTGCTCTTAGAAAAGATCGAGACAATAAGATCAAGGAATTCGAAAATTATGAAAAGGCTTCGAAGCTCAAAATGAAAAAAGCTTTAGAGGTGATAAGGGATATCATAGATGGGGATTCTAGAAAAAGAAAATATTATGAAGCAGGAAAATCCGAAGATGAAATAGGATTGGCTGAGCTCAAGTACACATTGGCTAAAGAAAGATCCGATGACAAGCAGATTAAAAGGTATGAAGAAGATATCAGAAAAGCCAAGGAAGAAGCGGAGGAAAAAGCAAAAGCCCTTAAATCTGAAGTTGAAAATAAGGAATTCACAGAAAAAGAAAAGAAAGATAAAGATGCTAAGCAGGAACAAAAGATTCTAATCGATCCAGAAAAAGAGAAGAAAAAAATATCAAGCAGAAGAGGGAAGGATATTATCGAAAGAAAAAGACAGCTAGAAAACAGTATAGTTGATCTAAAAGCAGATGTGGAAAGAATGCTAAATAGAATAGAAAAGCATTTGAAATCTGGTAAGAAAATATCCAAATCGTATCTAGACAGCAGAAAAATCAAACTTCTTTCAATGGCAACTTCAATAGATTCACAAACAAATCTGTTGAAAATATTAAGAGATCTAGGTAAAACCGAAAGTGAGATAACAAAGAAGTTATCTAAAGAGCACGAGTTTACTAAGTTGACGAATCTTATCAATCAAGGAATTTCAGAAGGTGGTGATGTTAAATCTGGCTTAAAGAAAGCTATTTCATCTGTTTTCATCGGTCCAGAAGGAACAATAAGTCATGAAAAACTGAAACAGGCAAAAGAAAAATTAAACAAATAATATGACTTTGAATTTTAAAGACTGGGAAAGTCTAAATGAAGCTAATATTTTTGATAAACTCAAGAATTTTTTAAGTGGAGCTTTTGGTGGGGATATATCTAAATTGGACTCATTAGGAGAAGATTATAGATCCGCAGAGATGGATTATGTTGATGAATGGGAATCTGTACAGGAAGAAATCGATAAGCTTGAACTGGAAAGATCCCAAACGAAAGCAGATCCAGCTGAAATTAAGAAAATCGATAGACTTGTTCAGAGAAATAACCAATTGCTCGCTGCTCAGGAAAAAGCTCATGTGAAGAAAACTGATGATATTTTTACTAGAGTTAAAAAAGTAATCTCTGCAAACAAAAGATTAAGAATATATTGGGAGAGAATCAAAAGTAAAATTGACGCAGAGATTAGTCAAGACATGTATGAAAAAGCCAAAAAATTGGCAGACTCTTCTCTATCTGGCAATCTATACAATAAATACAAAGATGCTCTTTTAAAATCCAAGCAGAAGGATGAAGAATTCAGAGAGAAATATGGCAATCTGATGACCAGAGAAATTCAAGCCAAACCAAGATCTTCAAAATATGATGATGATTTTGATGTTGATTCGTCTGAACCTGAAATTCAATCTAAAACATCTTTTTCTTATTTAGCAAATCTTCCTATTTCTGAATTTTCAAAGGAAGTAAAAGAACTGGATAGAAAAGAAGCTAAAATTCTATTGTCTTATTTGATAAAAGAAAGGAATGAAAAATATGTTGCAATGGATTTGGAAAAAGATTCTCTTAATAAATTTATTTCTAAAGCATTGGATAAGAAAAAAGCAAGAGATATAGCTGCAGATAAGACAAAAGATATCAGAGCTAAATATATGGGTGAAATAAGAGACCTAAGATCAAAAATCACTTTGACCAGAAAATATGCTTAACTTTAAAGACTTTAAGTTGCAAGAGGCAGAAACACCTTTAACAACAATACAAAAACTTAAGACCCAAATCTCTGAGAAATTTGATGCTATTACAGCAGCAAAAAAAGAGAAAAAACCAGGAGATATGAACTCTGAAGTAAACAGCATCATAAAACAATCTTCTCTATATTCAGAGATATCAGCTCTTATGAAAAACCTAGCTGCTGAAATTAAAACAAGCGGAAAAAGCGAAAATATATACTAATATGAATAAGAATCCATACATCCATAACTCGGTAGCAAGAATTTTTTTCGATGAATATATTGAGAAGATATTTGAGAATGAAAACGTTGACGAGCTATTGGTTAAAATAGCAGATAATGCTCTCAATTGTTTCAAAATAGTAACATTCGATTTAGCTCCAAAAAGAGATAGAAATCCAGATGTTATTAGGGTTAAGTTATCGGATATAACTAACTCGAAATCGATTAAAGAGATGACATCAAAGCTTCTCGATTATTCTGATGATAACGACTTGGGAAATTCTAAGTTTTATGAAGCAAAAAAATTATATCTAGATTCACTCAAGAAATTTTCCGAGGCATTAAATAGAACCTCTGAGATCACTAAAGCAAAGGATGAAGTTGCAATAAAGCAATTTAAACTTGCTGCTGAAAAACTCATGAATTCTATAGATAATATAGCCAAGCAGGCAAAAGAAGAGGAGAAAAAAGCCAACGAAAATTTGGATCTGTATTTCTTTGACGAACATATCAACGAGTCGATTTTTACTGGCTATAAAGATAGATTGAAAGATTTGAAAAAATTGATTACCAATCTTAAAACATCATCAGAGGGCAAAGATCAAAAGAACGGATATGGTAAAGATTGGAAAAGTGTTTTCATCGAACTTGATGAAAAAAGAAAAGCATTAGACGTAAATGAGGGTGGTGAAAAAAATAGAAAGATCCTAGAAGAACTAGAAAAACAAGTTTCTAAATACCAAACAGAGTTTAATGATGCTTTAATTAAAACCACAAATAGAGCTCTCCAGAAATTAGAGGCTGACGAGGAAATATACACAACATATTCAGATGTGACTAATCTTGTAAGTCAAGCCTTGGAGTTCTTAACTAGAGCTAAGACCCAATACTCAATTGCAGTAAAAGATATTAAAGATGAGAATGAAGTCAAAGAGACTGAGATCGCTAAAACTCTTTTTCCCCTTAAAAGAGGAGACACTGACTCTGATAAGAAGATAAAAAATAGTGAATTGATTTTTGCTATTCAAAAAGCATTTGTTGATGGAATACCATCGGCAGGAAAACTCCTGAAATCAAAAGGTGGTCCAAATGGAAAATATGGTCCGGCAACAACTTCTATAGTTGCAACTCTTCAGAAGATCACTGGAAATAAAAACCAAAACGGAGAATTAGATAGAACACTTTTAAGTGATATAATTTCTTCGGATTGGGTTTCTGCTGAGAATAAGAAAAAGATCCAATTGGCATTGGAAGTAATCAAATCAAAAACTAATGAGAATTACAACTATCTTTACACTGAAAAAATATTTGAAGGAAAAATCCAAATAAATCAATCAGAATTTGAATCAGAACTAGGCAAAAAATTCGAAGAAATAAAATCAATATCGGTCGATAGAGCCAAGGGTGAAGATGTTAGTCATAAACCAGGATCTGCTGGAGGAGTCGATAAATTAGCCAAAAAACTTAGAGAAATTTACAGTATTAAAGTTGAAGGCGAAAACTTCACTAAGACAGACGGCACGCTAAAATCATCATACACAACCCAATTTATAAAGGATTGGAATTCTGCTTTAGAAAAAGTTTCTTCAGAAGACCCTAAAGATTTTGGATATTTTTTCACTGATGGTGGAATTTATAATATAAATTTATCATCTACCTCTTTGAAGAATGCCTGCAATTGGCCAAAGTGGACATCATTCAGAAAAATAGAAGATCTCTCTGATGAAGATGGCGTAGATTTTTTGACTAACTATCTCAAAGGATGGACAACCTTTGGAATGGTGAGACCTAGCTTTAGGTATGATGGTATTAAAAGCTTACAGAAATCAAACTCCGATAATGATTCCTTGGATCTATCCGGTCCATATGAGATGATGGAAGGATCGATACGACATAAGGAAATACCTTTTGTTGATTATAATACATTAAAAGGCGATATATCAAAAGCATTTAATGTTATTCTACAAAAATCTGAGAAATCTCCAGACTTAGGTAAAGAAGAATTTGTTGCACTTAATAATTTTCTAATTATGATGGGCAATTGTGTTACCTTCAATGGTGAAAAGTTTATAAGCTGTATTAAATGGATCGATGATAATATAATTGGCGAATCCACGGCAAATAGAATCGTAAAGGATCAAATTTTGGGTGTAAATTTATTGGATGATTCTGACACTGGTAAATTGTTAGGCTATGAATCCTCTAAAATTATAGTTGGTAGTTTTTCAGAAATATCTAAAAAGAACACTGCAAACAAGAGAAAAAAACAAATGTCAGACACTTTACCTGGTATGAACATTTTGGCTAATATGAAAAAACAAGACGGTGAAGCCAGAGGAATAAAGGGTCTTTTGGCAGACACCTGCTACTATATAGCGGCAGATATTTACCCAAGTATCGAATCTCATTTAAAAAGAATGAATGCTAAAACATTCGATCAGATTCCTCAAAAAGCACCTAATAAATGCGTGAATATTAACAAATAAACCTAAAGGGATGAGAAATCATCCCTTTTTTATTGATAAAACTTTTAGGATTTTTGTTTTATATTTGCGTTCTGAAACAATATTATTCATTTAAATATAAAAAAATATGATATACGTTTTTGAAGGTCCTAGAAACAGCGGTAAAACATTCCTGTCCAACCACATTGCAAAGAGAGAATCTATCAAAAGATTCCAATTTCAATTCGCAGATTATTTTAAGAGACTAGGTCTAGAAAGTCAAAATAGCAAAGAAGCTCATGCTTTCTCGATGGGCAAAGAGCTTATGATTCTTCAGCTTTTTAAAGATGTCAAATTTAGCGAGTGCCTAATACATGATAGAGGTATGCTTACCGTCTTAGCTTGGGGTCTAATGGAAAATAGAATATCAGAGCAGGAAATGGAGGATCAAGTGAAAATGTTAAAGGATCTTGATGTTATGAGTGGTGCAATTATCATCTTTATAACTGGTGATAATCCTAATAAAAGTGAAAGAAATAAAGATGCTTGGGATAGAATAGATGGTGATAGCAGAGAACTAGTGTCATATGAAAAAGTCATATTAAAATTTGAAGAATATCAAATTTGTAAAATTTTACGTTTTACCAATAATTATGATCAGGACACTTTAAAATTGTTCGAGAATCTGTTTGATCATATTGTCAGTGACTCAATTTAATAAAAAGTAATAAAAATGTGTGGAATATTATTAACAAGTAGAGCCCAGAAGAATGCTAGCATATTGGATTCTATAAAACATAGGGGTACTGAAAGATGTGAACTCGAAGTGGATCAAATAACGCTATGTCATCATAGATTACCTATACAAACATCGGATGGCGATGAATGGTCTCAGCCTATACAGCTTAGTCCTGATATCTATATGATGTTTAATGGTGAGATCTTTAATTATGATAAAAATAGATTTTCATCTGATACTGAATATCTTTGTCACCTGTTTGGAAGCCTTAAAAGTCTTAGTGTTGAATTTTTTACTGCAATGTACCAATCGCACATACAAACTTGGGATGGATTTTGGGCAGTTGTTTTTTATGATTCTAAAAGTGGTAACATTTTAGCTTTCACTGATCCATTGGGAAAAAAATGCTTATATTATAACGATCTTGGTGAGATATGCTCCGAAATTAAAGGATTAAGAGGACCTATAGATGAAATTGATGAAATTTACATAAGCTCTGTTAGAAAATGGGGTTACAGTAAGGACAACAGAACTCCTTATAAAAGTATTAAAAGACTTTTACCCAATACCTTTTATTTTTATAATATCGCATCCCCGCAGTTTATGAAAACCTATGGTCCTTACTATAGAACGTGGGAATCTCCAATTAGAGAATTGGATGGAGCATCATACGAAGAACATATGGAGTGGCTTTGGTCTAAAATGTTTGAAAGTGTTAAAAATAGATTAGTTTCAAAGAATTATCCAATATCTCTTCTAGTTTCAGGTGGATTAGATTCATCGATAATTGCTGCAATTCTTAAACAAATGGAAGCTCAGGTCACCTGGTTTTCGATAGAGAATGGAGAAACCCCATTTGTTACCGATTTAGGAGCTCATTTAGACACTCAAATCAATTTTCTAGAGTATGATATGGATTCTAGTAAAAATGCTGCTATATACAATCTATGGAACGAAACACCAGTGGATTTAGGCTCTGTCATTCCCCAATATCACTTATTCGAAGCGGTCAAAAAGAAAACTGGTTATAGAATAGTATTAAGTGGAGATGGATCCGATGAATTATTCGGTGGCTATTCAAGAATTCACGAGTACGATTCACAGAAATCTGATGTTTTCGAAGAATTGACATTCTATCATCTACCAAGACTAGATAAGATGTCAATGGCACATACACTAGAGCTTAGAAATCCGTTTTTAAATCTGGACATTGTTAGATTTGCACTTCACCTACCCATTGAGTGGAGAACGGATAAGAAAATACTTAAGGACACATTTGGTCCTATGCTTCCTGATTCTATAGTGAATCGTAAAAAAGAAGCACTCAAAAATCCAGAGATAAAAGAGGATAAAATCAAATACAGACAAAAGATTGTAGATCTTTTTCTCTCCCGATGATACATTTCAGAATATGAATAGGCTTGTGGATATATAAAAGAAAAATTTTCAAATGCCTAGAATTATAAAGGATTTAAAATCATTCAATAATAACGAAAAACTTAATGAAGACTTTAGCTGGGGAAATCT